GCCAACAAGTGGCTTCAGATCGACGTTGATGGCGGGGTTGCGGCGTGAAGGATGTCAAGGTCGAGATCAAGGGTGTGAAAGAGGTCAACGCGGCCTTGAAAGCCTATGGGAAAGACCTTGGCAATAATCTAGAGCTGATTGTCAAAGCAACCGCACAAAACGCTCTCAGAGACGTTAGAAATGCTATTGAGAACCCGCCGAAAACAGGTCGAGTTTATTACAAAGGAAAAAACAGAGACATCAAGCATCAGGCGTCAAAAGAAGGCGAAGCCCCGGCCACCGATGGAGGCGCTTTGCTGACATCAACCTACATTGAAAACCGAGGCAAATATGGACGCGCAATCGGAAGCCGGTTGCCATACGCCTATCACCTTGAGTTCGGCACCTTCAAGATGGGCAAACGTCCTGCATGGATACCTGCTGTTGAACGAGCAATCCCACGGATGCTAGAATTGGTTAACATTGCAATCGCAAAAGCCAAGGCACGCGCGGAGAAGACAACCAAATGAAATCCGATGACCTCCAGACGGCAGTCTATAACCGGCTCAACAATAGCGCCGTCACCAGTCTTTTAAGCACCTATTACAGTCCGCTCGTGGCGATCTTCACTGATGTTCCACAGGCGGCTGACAGTGAGTTGGAATCGGCCTTCCCGTTCATCACTATCGGGGCTGACACGATCAATCCTTTCGACAGCAAGGATGACCTTGGCGGATCGGCAGTCGTTCAGATCGACGTATGGGACCGTGCCGCATCCATGCTTGATCTCAAGACCGTAGTCGATGCCGTGGATGGGCGGATGCGCCGCCAGCCGCTTTCCATTGCGGGCGTGACGCATATTACCACTGAACTCGATTCTTGCAATTTCTCGCGCGATCCTGATGGCAAGACCAAGCGCGGCCTCATCTTGTACCGTGTATTGTGGATTGCATAGTTTCCGTGATATAATCACGGCCAAACAAGAGGTTCTTGCATGGCTATTTCTGGCCGATCAGTTCGCATAAGCCGCAACGGCTCCAACATCGTGGGCGCTCGTGCTGACAGCGTGACGATCAATAATGAGCCACTTGACATCACGGACAAGGATAATTCCGGCTGGCGCACCATGCTGACAGATGTCGGATTGCGCTCTGTCTCTTGCGAGATCGAAGGCGTGCTTAAAGATACTGTGCTTCTAGCCGATTCGATGGGCAATGCTACCACGGCGCTTCTCAACGAGTGTGTAGTCACGATCTCTGGTATCGGCACCTTGACCGGCGACTTCATGCTCCAAGGACTTCAGATCGGCGCGGAACAGGCTGATGTTGTGACCTTCACCGCCACACTTGAAAGCGGCGAAAGCATGACGGCCACCATTGGTCCCTACAATACCGTTCTCCCGGCGATCACCGGCACACTCTCTGGGACCAACGTCCAGACCACGACAAACGGCACATGGGCTGGCGATGCCACGATTACGTTCGCCCGCCAGTGGCAGCGTGGCAATGATGCCGATGCCAATGATCCGTCATGGGCCAACATCGCATCTGCAACCGGAACGACATACACACTCACAGGCTCCGACACCGGAAAGTATATTCGGTGCCGTGTAACCGCCACCAATAGCGTAGGGTCTACGGTGGCCTTCTCCAACATCCGTGGACCCGTGACCTAAGAAAGGAACTGAAACATGCCCGCAATCGCTGGACGCAAAGTCCGTATCAAGCGCGGCTCGACTGCCGTAGCTGGCGCTCGTGCCGATAGCTTCACCATCAACAACGAGCCGATTGACATCACTGAAAAGGATGACAACGGCTGGCGCAAGATGCTGGCTGATGTCGGTGTTCGCTCCATCGATGCCGAAGTCGAAGGCATCCTTGAAGACACCACCTTTTTGGCGCTGGCAGTTGGCAGCGCCTCGGCTCTGCTCGAAGCCTACACCATCGAACTGCTTGGCCTTGGATCGTTCACCGGAAACTTCTTCCTTGCCAGCTTCGCTGTGACCGGCGAACAGGCAGACGCCACCACCTTCACGGCTTCGATCCAGTCCTCTGGCACGATTACGTTCACGGCCTCGTAATCATGGCAATCTTTCGGGAGCTAACAATCAAGTGGAAAAGTGAAGAGTATCGCTTCGTCCCTTCCATGAAGCTGATGCGATCCATCGAGATGGGCGACATATCCTTCACGGACATCGCCGTTCGCACAAGCCAAGGTCGCCCGCCTATCAGCCACATTGCTTTTGTTCTTTCCAAGATGTTGCAGTCGGCAGGTGCCAATGTCACGGACGAACAAGTCTATGAAGAAATTGTCACCGGCGATCAGGAAAGCATCACTTCCTTGATCAGCCTTGTTCTGACGTCTTTCTCTCCGTCCGAGACCAAAGCAAAAAATCAAGACGCCCAGACCGAAAGCCAGTCGAAGGCGAGGGCGAAGATCACGGAGAGCATGGAGAACTAGACTGGAACGGGATGTACCTATGGGCGAGGGAATGGGGAATTCAGCCTAGCGAGTTCTGGGAGATGACCATTCCCGAGTGGTGGTTGGAATACGATTTGAAGAAACCGAAAGAGCCAGGCGAAACATACGCCGGGAAACTGACCAGGGCCGATGTAGAGGAACTAAAGGAACTGTTGCATGGCTCAAGTTAGCGGAATCGAAGTCAACATCACCGGCAATACAACCGGTTTAGACAGCGCGCTTGGCAAGGCAGAAAACTCCCTAAGCAGATTCGCCAAGGGAGCCGCTCTTAGCCTTGCTGGCGCGTTGTCTGTTGGATTGTTCGTTGAAGCAGGACGAGCCGCCTTAGATTACGCCGATAATATCGGAAAGATGGCGCAAAAAATCGGCATGACAACCGAAGAGTTGTCAAGGCTGAACTATGCAGCCAAGCTGTCAGACTTGTCCTTGCAAGAATTGCAAGGTGGCTTGCAGCAACTATCCAAGAACATGGAGGCTGGTTCCGAGGGGCTTGCAGCACTCGGCATAAGCGCGACAGATAGCAGCGGCAACCTTCGCAGCACCAGCGAAGTGATGCTCGAGGTGGCAGAAGCTTTCGCCGGAATAGAAGACGGCGCTGGCAAGACAGCTATTGCCATGAACATCTTTGGCCGTTCGGGTGCTAATCTTATTCCGATGCTGAATGCAGGGCGCAATGGCCTTGCAAGCATGGGCGATGAAGCCCAGCGTCTTGGTGTAGTAATTTCTGATGATGCGGCACGAGCAGCAGAGACCTTTAACGACAACATGACGCGGTTGCAGACAGCGACACAAGGCGTTGTGCAAGAGATCACGGCGCAAGCATTGCCAGCCATGATTGACCTCACCGAAAACCTATTAGAACTGATCAAAACTGGGCCTCCGCTGGGGCAATATATCAACAACATTGCCTCATGGTTTGCAGAACTAAAACCATTCATTGAAACAACTCGGCGCGAAGTTGAGGCAATCACTGAGGCGCTAAGGTATCTCGGCATCCTTGATCCGAAGCCGCTTGAGATCGACATCGCTGGCGGCGGGCTTCCTGTTGGTGAAATGCAGGGACCGCCATTGCCTCCCAAAACAAAAGCGCCACGACTGCCCGATGCTGGTGGCAACGCAGACAAAATGCGAGAGCCTGGTATCTATCGAGAGGAAGACCCGTTCTTCGTCGATAGGCTTCAAACCATTCGCGATCAGTTCGCAACAGAGCGTGAAATCCTTGCGGAAGAATACACGCTCAACCAAGAGACTCTTGATGGCGCACTGGCGAACAAGCTGCTTTCCGAGCAAGAATACTACGAGCTGTCGCGCAAGCTGGCGGAAGATCATGCCACATCTCTTGCATCCATTCAGTCTCAACGTCTTGATGGTGATTTGACTGCCGCGTCTTCATTCTTTGGCTCTATGGCTCAAGTCGCGCAAGCGGGCGGAAAGCGTCTGCTTAAAGTGGCGAAGGCCGCAGCAGCCGCACAAGCAATCGTTGACACCATCCGCGCAGCCGTTAGTGCGATGAATGATCCAACGGCCATCACGCCCATTCAGAAGTTTGCCAATTACGCCGCAGTCTTCGCTAAGGGCATGAGCGCCGTTGCGGCTATCAAGGGCGTCTCCGAAGGCGGTGGCGGTGGCAATGGTGGCGGAGGCGGTGGCGGCGGTGGCCGTCGAGGAGGTGGCGGTGGTGCATCCGCAGCCCCGGCAGCGGCATCGCCAACGACCACGTTTCAGTTTACAATGATGAATGACCCGATGGGCTTTGGAGAGAAGTTCGCCAGACAGTTCATCGACCAGCTTAACAGCACGCAGCGCAACGGCGGCACAATTCGCGGAGTGATAGCCTGATGGCCGACATCAAGATCAGCGCACTATCAGCACTGACCGGGGCCAACACGGCCACGGATGACCTTTATGTGGTGGTGGACTCGAGTGTCCCCGAGACCAAGAAGCAAACGCGCGCGGAGTTGTTTCAGAATGTTCCTGCGGCATCATTCGCAGGGGCTAACGTCTTCAACGATGCTGGCGCTGATGTAGACCAACGCATCGAGGGCGACACAGACGCCAACCTTGTCTTCGTGGACGCATCCACGGATCGCGTAGGCATCGGCACTGCAACGCCAACGGCGAAGCTGCAAGTCAACGGATCGTTTGCCCTTGCTGCTCCGGTGACTGTCACGACAGACTACACGGTCGCGGTTGGTGTAACATTCATCATCTCTAATCGTGGCTCATCCAACACAATCACACTTCCTGCCGCTGCATCTAATACAGGGCGCATTTTAGTAATTTCAACAATTCAAGCGTTTGCCGTTATATCTGCATCGTCTAATGTTGTACCGCGCGAAGGCGGTTCAGCAGGAACAGCTATTCTACCAACGGCGTCCGACGGCGCATGGGCATTGCTTGTTTGTGACGGAACTAATTGGATCGAAATGGCAGGAACGCCGTGACCATAAGCACATCCGGATATACCGTCTCCACGAATGAGCCGCTAAACCATGCCCGCATCTTGTGGGACATGATTACCGGCACTGTCTCTGGCGATGGAACCAATCCGGCTTATGCTGCCAATGACTACACATCGCAGCGGTGGGAACTTGCGCCAGGCTCGAATAACTGGACGCTTGTAGCAGCGGCAGATGTATCTATCGATTGCGTCTTTATCGCAGCGCATAACCTATCTGGCAAGGTGGTGACGATCTCCACGGCGGCAACAGTCGGAGGTGGTCACACCACTCGTGCGACGATTTCTCCAACTGACAACTCGACCATCGCGGTGTTCTTCAATAATGCTGGGGCGCTCTACACCGTCCGCGAAGTGCGGGTGAACGTGAACGATGGCACGGACATCGCAGTCGGTATCATCCGCGCGGGCGTTGCATTGCAAATGCCAATCCCGATCTACGGAGGGCATAGGCCGCTCAACCTCAACCGCGTCACCGAAGCACAGCAGCAGTTCTCCGAGACAGGCCAATGGCTTGGTCGCATCATCAAGAGGCGCGCTGTCACTTCGTCTTACGATTGGGAATATCTGAAAACGGCTTGGTACGATACATACTTCGAGCCGTTCGCCAAGACGCTGCCATTGCAGCCGTTCTGCATCGCTGGCAATCCATTGAAGATCACGACCGATGTCGGCTTCGTCTGGACCGACCGAGACGTTGAGCCGGTGAATATGGGCATCAAGGCTTATCGCTCTGTCAGCCTCGGCGTCACGGGATATTACTGATGACCTTTGCAGCGCGCCCCGTCGAGATTGTCGAGATAATCCAGCCGCTCTGCTCACGCACGTTCGGCGTCTCGCCTTGCAATGCGACTGGCGATGCCTGTTGGAACACAGACAAGACCTGCAAGTTCTTATCGGCTCTTGATTTGAGCAAGTCACTGAAGCTGCGGTTCGTCAACGATGACGTTTACGAGTGGCAAGATAACAACACAAACCTGCTGACCGAGAACGGCAACACGCTCGTCACGGAAGCGGGCGATCCGTTCCTAATCGATTACATTTACCAGCCCGCACTCGCCATCCCGGCAATGCAGAATTATCAGACGGCTCCGACCGTCCTCAACGTGGCCTCTGGATCGCGTAATAAAAGCCCACTGGGCTATCGCGCCGTGAGCAATGTCCGTATCAAAGACTTCCCTTGGAATGACGTAGGCACCGATCCTTACGTCTCCACGAGGGCTTATGATCCAGACCAGATCGGCAGTTTCTGGAGCAAGTGGCTTGCCCGAAATCCGTATCACATCGGATATACGCTCAACATCTACGAGGGGCTGATAGGCGAACCGCTTTCGGTCATGACGCAGCGTGAATATGTGATCGAGAAGATCGACGCTGGTCGCAATGGCGTTTCGATCACGGCTAAGGATATCCTGAGAAAGATCACCGACACCAACCTGACGGCACCATATCTGAGCCGTGGAGAACTGGCCTCAAACATCACCAACGTAGCAACGGCCATGACCGTGGCTGGCGCAACATTGAGCGACTACCCTGAAACTGGCTATGTCAGGATCAACAGCGAGGTGATCCAATATGCCCAGCGTTATGAAACGACCGGCGGCAACATCTATTTCGATGGGCTGACACGAGGCCTGGCAGGAACAACAGGAGCGGCTCAAAGTCAGAACGACCGCGTGCAGCGCGTGCTTTATTATAATGCCACGCCATTCCACGAAATCCTTTATGACCTTCTTGTCAATTGGGGCGGCATCCCCGCGAAATATATCAACTTCGCGGATTGGGCAGCAGCAAAGACCACCTATCGGCCAGACTACAATTTCACGGCTTGGATCACCGATCCCGACAAGATCGAAGAACTTCTAGCCGAGGTGTGCCTCCAGGCCGTCTCAAATCTATGGTGGGATGAGCGAGTCCAAAAGATTCTCATGGAGCCGGTTAGGCCGCAGCCGTCTCCTACGCTTTTGACTGATGACGATGCGATTGTTGCTGGCAGCTTCTCAATCGAGGAGAAGCCGGAAGAGCGCGCATCTCAGGCGCATGTCTACTATTTGCAACGCACGCCGATCCCAAGCGTCACCGAGAAGAGCAACTATTCCCGCGTCTCCGTCTACATCGATGTTCTGAAGCAAGTGCAGTACGGCGGCGAACCGCAGATCAGGGAATTGTTCTGCCGGTTCATTAGCACACAGGCAATCGCCAACGCTCTCGCACAGACCTATCTTGACCGCTTCTCCGATGTTCGCAAGGAAATCACCTTCGACCTATCGGCCAAAGATGCCGCAAATGTCTGGACCGGATCGGTTGTGCAAATACGGCACTATCTGGATGTCGATTTCACAGGTGCGCCGCGTGATGGCGAGTGGCTTATCACCTCGGCAGAAGTAGCCCGCAACGGCCTGACATATCGCTTTACAGCGGAAGACAACGAGAAGGGCGGCGTGCTCTGGACTTGGCTCACCGATGCGGGGCTTGATGTCAACGGCGTTGCCCAGCCGTGGCGCTGGCTCGATGATAGTGGTAATGACTTGAGCGGTACTCCTCAACCGTATAGGTGGCTTTGATGACAACATGGACGAGCATCTCAAACGCAGCGGTTGCTGTTGGCGGCATCCCGTCCAGCACGACCGTGACGGCGTTGCGCGACAATCCTTCTGCTCTAGCAGAAGCATCAACAGGAGCGCCTGTTGTGTTCGCTGGGTGGCATCCGCATGACAAGGTGTCCATTGGTGATGGCAAGACGGGACTGATCTATGACAGCGCCGTAAATGGCACAGTCGCAAATGTGGTGACGCCTGACTTTGCAGATGGCTATGAATATCGCATTGTCGCATTAGATTTGGAACACAATAATCTGACTGAAACAAGACTTAGAATAGACGCGTTCAAGCAAACTGATGCTGTGTATAGGCTCATTAGAGAAACTTCACAGGGCTTATCTGGTGCTAGATTTGGCTATCACGCCGAATTTCATATACCTAGAATATCCAGTACCGTTCATTTTGTGATGACTATGTCTTCTGTAAACGGCGATTTTAGTGCAAACATTGATATGGCATCTGCAATGTATGATGCGCCAGCACAAAAGATTCTGCGCGCTCGTGTTTCGTTCAACTCTGGTAGCATAACATCTGGAAAGATTTATTTCTTCCGCCGCCGCGAATATGCTTCACTGCCATAAAGGAATAAAGCAATGGCAACGCCCATCACCAAATCGATCACATTCAAGCGCGGCGATACTCTTTCGTTGTCATGCCAGCGTCTGACCGCAGTTCCGGCATCGTTTAGCCTTATCGGTTACACGGTTGCGGCAATGGTGCGGAACGGCGGCTTTTCGCAATCCTTGACCGTGACGATTAGCGCACCAGCAACCGGCAGTTTCACGCTCTCGCAGACGGCAGCGAACACTGCATTGTGGCCGGTGTCTGATGAAGATAACGACAGCATCATGTATTGCGACATACAGTTCACAAGTGGAGGCGTTGAAAGCACCGAAACATTCAAGATTGATGTGCGCGAGGACATCACGACATGACTGTTTCGCTAATCGTCAACAATCCGGCTCAGACCATCAGCCTTGATATGAACCAAGAGCAACCTACGCAATCGCTTTCGCTCATCATCGGAAGCGGAACGGTCAGCATTGCGCGGCAACCATTGCCTCCGACAGAGATGCTTTTATTTGGAGACAGCGGCTTGGCGATTGACTTCATGCTTAACCAATACGCAGTCAAGATATGAATGGTGCGCCATGATTGATGATCAAACACTGAAGGTTTTAAACGCGATCATGCAATGGATCGTCATGCCAGTCGCTGCTTTTGTGTGGGTCATCTACCGGCAGCAGCAGAAGCACGACACGGCCATTGCAGTGCTGCAAGCACAGACAGAGACATCACGCATGGCGCACGACCGCGAGATCAAGGAAATCCGCGAGACGAGCCGCGCCATCATGGCGAAGCTGGACAGCATCGAAGAGGCCTTGAGGAAATGAAAGTGAACAGCGCATCCTTCGCCAAGCTGAAAGGCGTCCATCCTGATCTGGTGCGTGTGGTCAATCGATGCGCTGGCGACTGGAAGGATGCCGACACAGGCTTCATCGTCACCTGCGGCGTTCGCACTCTTGAGGAGCAGAAAATCCTCAAGGCTAAGGGCGCATCAAAGACGTTACGATCCCGACATATCCCTGCGGCAAATGATCTTTCACACGCTGTTGATCTGGCTTGCACAATTCGGGGCCAAGTGCGCTGGGACTGGCCTCTATATGATAGCCTGGCCAAGCTAATGAAGGCGGCGGCAAAGGCTGAGAGCGTGCCGCTAGAGTGGGGCGGCGACTGGAAGACGTTCAAGGACGGTCCACATTTTCAACTGCCGTGGAATGAATATCCCGGCACAACAAAAGGAAGCAAGTGATGACAAAAGAAATGGTCTGGGGCGTTGTTCGCGCCGTTCTCGCAGCTGGTGGCGGCTATGTTGTCGGCACCGG